AAAAAGAATCTTGCTCTTAGGAAGACCTGGAGTGTTTTTAAACTCTTTACCCTCAATAGTTCTTGCAACAAAACCAATAGACATTCCATCTGGAGACTGCATAGGAATTATTACAGAATCTTGTTTTTCTGAAAACCCTAAATCAAATTTTACCACAGACTCTTTTGTTAGCCTTCTGCTTTCAAAATAACTCATTGCTCTTGGTGAATCAAGTGCTTGTTTATTTAATCTTTTAATTAACAACTCGTCATACTGAACAAAGTCTGGAATTTGGTGCAAGGCTTTGTTTATTACTCCTTCAATATCTACTTCTGTTTCTTTGCTCTTTATAAATCTAATAGCCTCAAAATATGTTCTTCCTGTCATATGCATTATTAACTCAAGAAGACTTCTGGTTGTTTGACAACCAAAACAAAAGAACAGTCCAGATTCTTTAGAAACTTCTCCTGCAGGAGTTCTATTGTTGTTATGATATGGGCAAAAAATTATATAATCGGTTCCATACTCAGCCTCTATATCAATTCCTGCACCAGACAATACTCTATTTATTTGTTGTGTTGTATATAATTCTTTAGCCATTTTTGTCTTCAAAATCCTTGTAGTAACCCTTATCAAAGTCACACTGTACTAAAAAGTCTCCCATGTATCCATTACGATTCTTTCTAAAAGCACACTCAATAATATCACTATTGGTTGCACGGCCAAGTGCTAATACCCAGTCAGCATCGTAGGCAATCTGTCTAGACCAAGATGTTTGACCAAGAGTAGGAACACTACTTAAGTCTTTTGCATCATCTGGTGTTGCAGATGATATAGCCATTATAGGTACTTCTTCACTAATAGCCATAAGTTTTAGTTCACGAGAAAGGTTCTTCATTCGTACTGTTTCGTTATCTGACTTTTGGTTAGGACTCATGAGTTGCAAATAGTCAACGATAACAAAGTCTGGTTTGTATTGATCAATCTTTCCACGAATAACTGAAGGTGTTACTTCTCCGCCTTGATCATTTGAAATAATATGAAAGTGTGGTCTTCCCTGAAGTTTGCTCTCATGCCATTTTTTAAGCATGTCCAGTTCTACTTCTCCATTTGAAAGTTTTCTATGTGACCAAAGACCTTCACCCATAATGGTGAATGCACGATTTCTAACTTCTGTCTCTGACATTTCAAGACTGATAATTAGTGGAGTTTTACCTTGCTTCCAAGCCTGTACCGCAAAGTATAGAGCCAGCCAAGACTTACCGATACCTGGATAAGCAAGAAACACCCCTAGTTGTCCTGGCATAATTCCAGAAGGCAAGTAGTTATCAAATCCTGGAAGACCAGTTTTAATTCCAATATGCCCAAGTTCTTGCTGCTTTTTGACATTTTCAAAATATGCCACAGCAGAATCTATATCTGTAGCATCAATGTCACGGATAGTAGATGTATTCTTTTTTAGTTCTGAAGTCTTAGTAATAAGTTCTTCTAATGCCTTTGGTCCTTCACCCTGCTGTATTTCAGATGCAGCATTACGGATAATATCTTTAAGGCTATCATTTAGATATTCTACTTGTAATTCATCTAGGTGATGCTTTGTTGCACCTATACCCTCGGCTGGAACAAAGTCTCTAAACTTTTCTACAACTAAGGAAACTGGAGGAACTGTTCCATTTGCTTCGGAATAATTCCTAATAAAATTCCAAACATCGTTATGAGTTCTAAGAAGATTATCAACATTTGCTTGCAATAAAACGTGTACTTGCTTATCAGTTAAAACAGCAGTGATTAGTTTTGCCTCTGTATTATTCACTTAACCACTCCCTTGCTTTAGCCCTGCGCTGTTGACGTTCTTTGTCGTCTTGTTCTTTATCAAGTTTACCATTAAGAATTTTTTCTGCATTGTATGCAAAGAAGTTCCAACTTGGATCTTGTGCTACACCAAAATAATAATCCAGCAGGTCATAGCAAGAAGGAAGTCCGTATGACTCAATAAGGCCATCTGATGCCCACTGCTCAACATTTAAGTTGATATTAGACTTTTGCTCATATCTCTGCAAGTAAAGTTTGTTGTAGCGACTGAGCAAAGCCATTCGGTCTTTGCGTTCAGCCACTCTACTCTGCTACGATTTCGGCTTTTGCTTCGTTTACTTTTTCAACAACCTTGTTTTCAACAAATGCATAAATGCGATCCATTGCTTCATTGGTTGTTTCACCTTCACGAGTATAATCAACAACGCCAAGATCAACTCTTAGAGATTGAAAATTACCTAGATTAAGTGTGTATCCAAGTGTTGCAGATACCTTTGTGTTTTGTCTTTCAATAACGTTTTCTGTAATTTCTTCCACCATTGCCTCCATTAATTAATGCTCTCATTCCAAATTGGAATAAATCTGCCATCTTCAGTTCTTGTATAAACCAGTATACCATCGCCAGTTCTGCGTGTCAACTCTTGACTCGTAGGAGTCAGATTGTTAGTTATTAAATTATCTTTTCTTGGTCTTCCAACATGTATACTTGCAAGTATATCACGTATCTCTTTTACTTGTAATTCGGAGTAGTATGCTCTTACTTGCCAATGACGTACCCCGTTTAGTTGTGACCCCATTGGAGGTGGAATGACTCCTCGTTTAATTAATGAAGGAAAATACTTACGATGTCTATTGACAAGTTTGGCAGTTTCTGTTACAGTGTAAGCCCTTTGTCTATTTTTTCTAAAGTCAGAACGCAAACAAGTTTCTATTCTATCTTTTGTAATATTATAAACAGATACCATACCTGTTGATCTTGAACTATGATGCAGTCTCACTAAGTCACCATTAAGAAACCAAATTTTTTTGTTTCCAGTAATTACAGGTTGACTATTGTAGTCTTTGCTCTCAAGTTTTCTTGGTTTAAAATCCATCTGCCCTCCTTGCTATCTGATGGTGGATGAAAAAATTTTCTTGAACCACAACAGACGCAATAAGTTTCAATATGTATTTGGCTAGAATATTGTCTATCAACAAACATTCTGCCATTGCATTTAACGCAATGCATTACCCAGTCCCCTTTAGTTTGGTATACCAATAATGATAAGGTGGACTGCCAGAGAAAGATCTCCAGATGCACCAAATCTTACAATGCCCTCTACTCTTGAAGTAGTAACACTTTTTAAAATAACATTTACGTTTTGTCCTGCTGGTGTGTTTCCAATGTTTACTGCTGTTGCAGATGCAATAGGAGCATACTTAAAGTCTGATGGGAAATCATATGAAAATGTTTTTTCGTTACCAGCGCTAACCGTAGAGTTATTGGCAACCTCTACATATCCACCAACAACTCTTGCCTCTGATGTCTTAATGCTTTGTTTTCCAGCAGAGATAGTGTCAACTGTAGTATAGTTATATGTTGCGGATGAAACCTGTGTAGACAAATCATTAATAGTATCAACTAATTGATAAATATATGTTACATCTAGAGGTTGTCCTCGTTCTGGTAGCGGTACTTTAGCCATTATCTCTCCATTATATCATTAAACAGTCTGGTTAAGCAATCTGTATACTTTTAAAAAGGGTGTTCCAGCAGCACCGTTTGCTCTTGTTATCGGGTACCCTGGAATATAAATTTCAATACTCATTCTATTTGGTGCACTTGCCTGAACAACCCCATTAATGGTATATGTTGTTGGAATTGGCAAAGATAAAGATGTTGTAGATAGTCGTTCTTTATATAGCCAATCACCACCTTGAGTTTCTGCTTCACCGCCAGATACAAATGTTCCTGTTGCAGCATTTGTAATAGTAAAGTTTGAACCAGATACTGTTGCGATAGTTGCATTAGTAAGATTATATTGATTTGGAACTACTCCAGCAATAGTAACAATATTCCCAATAGAAAATGTATTTGTGGCCGTATAAGTTATCGTACCAGAAGATGCAGAAATATTTGTAATTGTTGCAATCTTAGATTCTCCCCTATCCCATCTAACCCAAAAATCATATTGAGATTCTTTTTTAACAAAATAAGTATTTCCTGCATCGACTTTATTTACTGTAACTGAGTCCCAAACAACAGAGGCAATTGTTCCAGCCTTATTAAAATTTACCGTTCCTGGAACAAAAGTATAATCTGCTTCAATTAAATAAATTGGAGACCAGTGAGAAACTCTGTTTTTATCATCTGATACAACTCTATATCTTAAAGAATAGCCTTCTGTTTCGCTGCTAATTGCAGGCAAACTTGAAAAAGGTGTTTTAAATTTTTTAATTGTTTCATTAGCCATTATGTAACTCCTACTGAAAATCTAAATTCAATATAGTTGCTTGTATTTGGTGATTTAATAATTGTTTCTGCATCTGTGTTTTTTACAACAGAATAACCAGTTAAGCCATATAGTGGATTAGTGGTTGCAATATTTTCTAGTCTTAGCGCATCAAGTGCAATATAATAATTACTAGATGGAACATCTGACACAAGTGCACAAGCATAAATCTTTACTACAGTTACTGCATTCCAGGTAAAGCCTTGTGTCTGGTAAAGTTCTTGTAGTTGTGATGTGGCAACATAATATCTATTTGCGGCGAAGTCATATGTTGCTCCACTGCCGTTTCCATTATCTAGTTCAATCTCAAATCTAGCAAATTCTTCTGGAGTTTCTGCATCCGTTGTTGCAAAATCTACTAAAATTCTAACAGTATCTGGTACTGAAGCAGAGTTTCCGTTTTTACTAATAATAGAAAAAGCAAGACGTAACTCATCTATTGGAGAGTTTCTACTAAAATTAACATCTGAACCAGTTAAATGTATATGGTTTGATCCAGCCTCAATAACAAAATGGCCAGCAGGTGTTCCAGTACCAGCATCGATTGTTAAATCTGAATCATCACCTTGAATCAAAATAATGTTATTTAAAAATCTTGCACGTTCATATCTTTCTGGACGTGGAGTTTTATAAAATATAGAGTTATCAGCATTTGTTTGAAAGACTGGATCTAGTGTTGCAATAACATTATTATCCAGTGGATCATCTAAAGGCTCTGTGATTGTTGGAATAGAGGTTGCTGCAACATTAGTGTGATATTGCCAGTTTTCTCCTTGAGTAAAAGCAAAAACTGTTTTGCTATCATATGCGCCAGCAGATGGGTTAGATCCTGCTGAGTATAGTCCAATTTCACTTATTTCGTATCTTTCTTCTGTTGGTAATTCTGCAGTAAGAACTAGTTTTTCTGTTCCGCCCTCATTTACAAAACCTCTTGAAGAAATTGGTACTCTAAACATTTCAAAATCAAGGTTGTCTTTTAGGGAGTAGTCTCCATATGGATCAGCCGTTTGAAGTGGTTGAGCACCACAGCCAATAGCAATGTACGAAGCGTATGCTGGAGCCTGTCCAAGCAAGTACTTCCCAATTATGGATTTTCCGTTATCAGTTATCATTTAAATTACCGCCTCATATATTGTACCACTTATGGTAATCTCTATCTCTATCTGCTCATCTGAATTTAAGTTTATTGCCTCAACAACTAGTTCTCCTGTTATTGGATCAATATATACATGTGAACCACCTGGGCCAGTTCCTTCATCTGGAACCTTTTCGTCAAACTTAATAGAAAAGTTTTGAAAATATTTATCTGATGTTGCTTGAAGACTAACTATATTATTAGGGTTATATTGTTGCTGCACTGCAGTTAAATTCTTAATAGGCTGATAAATGATCTGTTGGCCATTTACTGTATCATTTCTGGCAATATTAATTAATTCTTGTCCCCCAATATTTTCAAATATAAGGTCTGTCATTATTTCTATTGGTAGTGCCTCATTATTGTATAAAATAGTGTCTATCGGTGCTGATTTAACTGGATCTACGGTTTTACCAGATACCGCAATTCCTATTGTTGATGGAGTTAGCGGCGTTGCTGATACTATGTTATTTGCTGCCATTTTTATACCTCACTCAAATATACTGTCATAGATGGTCCAGATAAGTTTCTATTATAAGAAATATTATACACAACAAATCTATTAGAATCACTTGCCACTAAGTTTAGCCCATCGCTATTTTTATAATCAATAGTCACAATATCTCCTAGTTGAAGAGTTGGAATTGAAAACAAACTTATTCCAATTGATTTCTTAGGAGACATAACCTTGCTAATTATCCAGCCCATAAGTTCTTCCGCATCATCCTGAGTCTGAATATATGGACTTTCAATAGAGAACTCATTTTTACCATAGATAAGTCTACTTAGTCTTATTTCATCATACTTTGCTTTTTGAACCAATGGGGATGTAATAAGAGTGCTGCCCTGTAGTTCTGGATCAGATAGGTTGCTTTCTTTCTTAAAGTATTCGTCTACAGTTAACTGGTATGTTGTGTCTTGTGTAAATGTAATACCCTGAATTCTTAAATAGTTTCCAGTTGTCTCATCCAAGTTTAATGCTGTATCTGAAGCATTAAAAATTAAAAACTGTGCTCCATACGAGTCTGCTTGAAAACCAGATATTGAATATCCCTTAATTCTATTAAATGTTGGAGAGAGTTGAGCATAAAGAGCAGGGTATGAACGATCATACTTAATATCAAAATATGCACATTCACGCATAATAGAACCAAATTCTTCAAAATACATATTATATTTTGGTGGCTGGCCTGAACTTATGCCAGTAAGATATGTTCCTTGAACCAAACCACTTATTGCATATTTTCTAAATGACTCGTTTGCATCAATTTCACTATCTCCAAAAACACCAGAAAGAGTTTCTCCAACTACTGAGACTGTATTTTGTGCATAATTATTTGTTAAAGCATATAGATTTTCAAACATAATTCTTGAAGACCCTCTTACGAATGGAGCAATATTATTATATACTGGAAGTGGGTCTGCATCATCTACAACCTTAATTAACTTATTATTAATGTATAGATAAAATCTACGAAATGTTCCAATATCTTCATACTCAACAGATAAATCATATACCGTTGGCTTGTCTTCTCCAGCCATTCTATATTGTCCAGTAAACTTACCGTCATCAACAATAATGCTTGTTAGCCCACCCCAAAGTTTAACGGGGATGGCGTTATTATTAGATGCATCTTTTTTTACTTTATAAAAAACAACATTGTTGATATTTACTTGTGGCTCTCCAACCTTATTTATTTTTTGATAAGACTGTATGTTTGTTTCTGTTAGTGCAACAATCTCAAAATAATATCCGTTGTTTGTTTCTGGATTTAACATAATTGCTAAACCTCCAGAGCCTCCGCCAATGCTTGGGTTCTGATTTGTTCCTACAGAGTTTACCTCATAATAAGACGTACTTCCAATAGGTGTCTGCCCACGAGTTTCATTATTTTCAATTTTTCCAATAATACGCATTCTTGCGCCAAAACTTCTATATGCATTATCTAGTTTTTTGTACTGATAAGAAATGAAATCTCTAGGTGTTTCTGTAGTTTTAAATGATGGCCCACTCATAACAAGCGCAGATGATTGAATCGTACCTGTTTTTGTTGACTTTAAACTATTTACGTCTGTCTCTGTTAAAAAACTACTTGACATAAAGTTTTTAATAATTCCAGTTCTTGCTGTTTGTCTAGCAAGGGTATTACTTATTCCTGCAGCACCTACCGTTGTTGCTGGTACAGATAGGTTTTGATCTAAAGTTGTTGTAAACAAATACTGACTTTGCATGTCACATCCACGTACATATGAGTTATCAGACCAGTACTGATTAATTCCTGCGCTATGTGAAACTATAGGTGTTCCAAACTGACCTCTACCATTTTCGTACACATCTCCTGGCTGAAGTCTTTCTATTCCATTAATTGTTTCATAATATGGTGTTGAAAATATTCTTATTAGACCTGTAGGATATATCTTTCCATTAAATGGTATTGAAGCAAAGTATTTCTGATACTCTTGATTGCTACTAATCCAAACGTTTCCAGTACCAGTAATATTAAATTCAGCAGCGTCATATCTTATAATTTCTCCGCCAGAATAGAAATATCCTTGGTATCTAGTTAGCCAGTATACATTTTCACCAATATCCATTATATTGTTTACAACAATTCCGTTTTCAACAACAGGAGGGTTTTCAGTTAAATCAGAATTTAGTGGCATTGCTCCAAGAACATACTTACCTTGTTTAGAAGCAACCTCGTTGATTGTCTTTGTATTGTCTGTACCAGATACTTCCCATAGTAGTGCAGGCTTGTAAATCCATGTCTTATCTTGATCAACCATATTTGACTGTCTAATACTTCCATAAGATCTTTGAATATACCTTGCTGTATAAGAAATGTTTCCGCCATTATAAACTTTTTTATCTTGTGAGGCTATAGAAATAATGTTTGGTAGATTGCCAGAGGTAGCATTTTCAACTACTCCAGAATCTGTTTGATTATTTGTTCCAGATAAAACAAAGTCTGTTGGTCTTTCTTCTGTATCTGGCATTAAGTAATTTTTACTCATTACTATAAAATTATTGTATTCATCAAAGAACATTGCGCTTTGTGTTGCTACCGCCAATTGATTTAAAACTTCTGCTACATTCTGGTCTGGGGCAACAAAGAAGTATGGGATTATCGGATCTGACTCTGTATCAAGTCTTCTAAAAGAATAATTGCTAAATCCAATATAGTCAAGCAATGTCGTAATGGCAACACTCAAAGATGTTTCTGTCATTAAAAGTCTTGGTGCAGGCATTGATTCAACAAAGAAATATAAATCACGCAAATCAAGATCTAATGTTCCACTAGTTATGTTTGCTTGTGGCATACCTTCCGAGTATAGTGTTTTTATTGGCACATAGTAGTCAAATCCATCAACATTGACTATAATTTCATAGAAGTTAAACTTAATATTTTTTCTAACATAGTTTGAAATAATGCTAGAAGTATTATATTCATTAAATGCTTGATCATCATCAAAGATAGATAGAGAGCCAGTCGATGCAAGTAATTGTCCTACTGGCAAAGATGTAACACCTATGTCTGATAAAGTTTTAGTAATTGAAAAATCAATAACCTTATCTGCTATATCTACTACTAATCTTGGTGACATTTCAATTAAATCAAAGGTAGAATCAAACTTATTCATAACTTCTGCAACTATTCTCATACCCTGCATATATGCAAACTCTCTATACACAACAGATCCGCTTACGTTATCTATAAATTGTTCTGGAGATGTAAGATCTGTTACAAAGTTTGTTTGGTTTGTTATTGTTTCTGATCCAAGTACCCAACCATATTCTGGCACGAAAGATTCATATCCATCATCCTCGCCTATGCCAGTATAAATATAGAATGTTCCCTGATCGCCTTCATTAGGTATAACTAAATAAGCATATCCGACTGGGGCTGCATCTGGTCTTAGCGTTATAGATGATATTGTTTCTGCATAAACAAAAATATCTTTATAGACCTCTGGTATTACTAAACCATACTCTAACTCTACATAACCGTCTGGTCCAATGATTGCAGAACCGTCTGCTCTTGTATCAGACTCTGTAAAAGAATATAAGTCAACCCAACTATTATCGCTTAGATATTGAATCTTCCATCTTGACGGAGTTGTTTTATTTGCATCTCCAAACAAAGGGTCAGCAATAGATCCAGTATTTGTTGTAAATGGACCAAGGTCAGCAGAGCCAACATTTGTTTGCATTTTTACAATCACTCTATTGGACGGAACTTGTTCCTTATAGATAACAAACGGTACTGCATCATCTATATAGTTAAGACCATTAGAAATATTGTTAGCAATGCCACGTTCAAAATTATCTTCTGTTCTATATGAAGTCCAATATCTAAATTCATCATATCTAGATGGCATATAGTATCTTGGTCTTTCAGCCATTCTTGCACCAGAGTTTGCAATATACTTACCAGAAAAATACAATGGCTTGTTAATTCCAGATCTTGGTCTAAATGGTTTTAAACAATCCTCTAAAGAATAAATCATTTTCATCTTATCTTTTTGCAATGTAAATTGCTGAGGAACATTGTTATCTGTAAATCCACCATCAATAACAACATCTGCATTAGTGGCACCTGTGTAATAGTTTCCTTGGTCAATAGGATCAAAGGTTATTGGAAGATTAAAGTATTGTGAGGATGAATCTAGTGGACGGTACCTATAGTTACCAACTTTTTGAATATTGTCTGGCATATTCATGTTCCACTCAGCCAAGATTAATGACTGAAGTCTAATTGTTGCAGATGTTTCTAAGTGTGTCTTTAATGTTTCACTAACAAACATTTTAGACCTCTTCCAGTGTTACCGAAATATTCCAGAGGTCAAAGTTATTTCCACCACGTTTTACAATAGAATAATTAAAATCAGCAAAGTATACCTGTACTATTTGATTGTATTGTGCAAGATGGCCAAAGGCTGCATTGTCATCACCAAAATTAGAATACTTATCATATGCTAGATACATCCAAAATGGACCTTTATGGTTTTGATACCAGTCTAGAATTTCTACTCCACCAGCACCACCATCTGCAGTAAACTCTTGTGTAATATTTTGATATGGTGATTTACCAGTTGTTTCATTAAATGCAGCATTTTGATAAAATGCACGGGATGGAACTAGAGACCAAGACCAAGTAAAACTTAATTTATCTGCAATATGATATGAACGCATACGCCCATTAATTGTTCTCTGTCTTTGTTCAAGTCTTTCTGTATTAATATCTATTTCACCACGATTATGATCTGATAATATTAAAAATTGATCTATTAGACTTGGGCTTGTTCCACCTGGCACAGCCCCGCCAACCTCATATCCATTGGGCACGTAAAGGCCTTCTGAGAGGGTTCCAGGATTATCTGACCATAGGAGTGCCTGCGGTCTCTGGTAGCGCTTTCTGCCCGTTATATACGCTGCTGTAGCCATTATGGTCTTTGTGTCCTAATTCTTTGTGAGTCAATCTGTCTAATCTGTGTCATTACTACCCTTGCAATATCATCTGGGTTTGCATCAGATTTAACATTTACGCTTAGGTTATAATTATACACCTTCTCACCTTCATATGTTCCGTTATTTATAGCCTTCATTTTATCAACACCATAATTACCAACAGCATATTTACTCATTACAAATTCTCCAGGTGTCAGCATTGCTGGAACTATGTCTGTACCCTTTGCTTGACCACCAATAGAAAAATACTTTGGCTTAATCATGCCACCAGAAGATTTGCCCATTGCTGCATATTTCATCGCTTGGCCAGTATATCGTGCAGTTGAAAGTGCTCCACCTATTCCGCCAAGTGCGTTTGTCATAGATTTTGAATTTGTTAGTGCTCTTCCCATATTTACTGCTATGGCTTCTGGAGATAAAACACCTTCTGCAAGGGCAACTGCCTTATTTAAACTTTCCGTGTTTGTTGCTTTTATAATTGCAAGTCTTGCAATGTCTCTTGTTGCTTTTAATATTGCATCTGCTTCTAGTGATAATGCTGCTACAGCATCTGCCGCCGCAATTGCTGCTGCGGTTGCTTCATCTGCTGCTGCTTGTGCCTCTGCCTCTGCATCTGCTGCTGCCTTTGCAGCATCTGCTCCTTCTGCATTTGCTTCAGGTGATGCCTTTGGGTCTGGAACAAAAGCATTTACATCACCATCAATCATTCCAGGTATTGTAATTTTACTACTAGCCGTAGCAGCGGCTTTTGCAATTTGTTGCCATAATGAAAGCACACCATTAAGAAGTTCTGCTGTTATATCTAATACATCATTATATTCTCCTGCAGCAATTTTTGCTGCCATGTCTGCATCTGCTGCTGCCTGCCACGCATCGCTTTGTACTTGAATATTGTCAAGTCTTAACTGTAGTTCATCCTGTAATGCCTGAAGGCTATCTTGTGCTGTTTTTAAAACACTTTCTGCTGGTGCAAGTTGATCAACTTTTATTTTATAAATATCATCTTCATAGCCACGAATAAGAAGTAATATTGCTTCACGTTGTTCTTCAAGAATATAAATAGAATTTTCAATACCCTTGATTTGTGTAAGAGTTCCTTTTCGTGCTTCTTCAATAGTAAATATTTGATCTTGTCTAATTTGAATACTTGCCTGTATGGATTCACGCTGCTCTTCAAGTGCAAAGATTTGTTGACCAATAACAAACTGTGCTTCTTCAATTTGTTTTCTTGTAAGTCCAGCAGCATTTATCAATCTATCTATTTCTAGTTGTCTTGCAGCCTGTAGTGTGTTTTCTGCATTTGTAGAAGAGGCCTCTACTGATGAAGCCCTTGACTCTTGAGCCAATTGTGCAGCAGCAGATATATCTCCCTGGGTTAATGCATCTGCTAGGCTAATTTGTTGTTTTTGCTGACCAAGTATTTGTTGATTAATATTTGCTACATCTTGTAGTGCTTTTGCCTGTGCATCATATCTTTCATTAATAGATTCAGCAGCCTTATCTATTAATGTTAAATCATTAGACAGATCAGAGGATGCTTCTTGAAGGTCAGTAATTGGTCTTTCAAAGTTTATTTGAATTCCACGCTCAAGTGTGCTAATTTCATCTTGTATTTTTTGAATTGGTCTATCAAATTGCAGTTCAATGGTTCTTTGCAAATCACTTACTTGTTCTTGATAGTCTTCAATTTTTCTAGTAATGTCAGTTTCCACATTACGCTGTTGTAAATCTATTTTTGTCTGAATTGAGTCAATGCTTTTTTGTATTTTATCTATAGCATCTTGTGCATTTTTAACTTCTTTTTCAGCATTAATAATTTTTGGCTTATACTCACGCTGTGCCGCTCTTTCAAGGAATGCAAAGAGATCGTCTGCTTTTTTCCTTAATTCTTCTTTTGCTTTATCTGGGTTAATTATAAGATCAAATTTAATATCAATTGCTTCACCAGTTCTTATAGCATCTAAATAGTCTTTTATTCTTTTTGTTTTTATTTCTGTTTTAGCAAGAGGATCTACAAAAGATTGCATTAGTGTTGGATTACCAAGTATGTTTTCAACATCTTTTAACGTTCCGCCCATTGCTAAAATAGTAGGAACTATTCCAAAAAAACTTTCCTTTAGTTTGTTTTCTGTACCTAATGAATCTAAGAAATCCTTTATTGCTTTAGATCCTGCACGTTTTTCAATATCTTCCATAAGGGTTTTAACTTGCTCAAGTTGTGTTGTGCTGATTGTTCCCGTTGCAAGTCCTAGGGCAATAACAGAGTCTTCCGCATATTTTGTTGCTGTTGCTGCATCGAATCCAGCCGCTGTAAGAATGTCATAAGCCTTTTTTGTATTCTTTAATTCTTTTTGTTGATTTTGTAATTGCTCAATAGCCAATTGGAAGGGAGATTTTTCTGTGCCTGTTCCAGTACCCTTACCTTCAATGTCTCCCATTTCATTTTTTACTAAATCAAACAGTTCTTTAATTGCACTAACATCTTTTTTAATCTTTGCTCTTACTCTATTTGCTGCTCTAGATGCACCACCATCGCTTGACTCAGATGCTACCCTAAGTTGATCTATCATTTCTGTTGTTATTGTGCTAACACCAAGCATTGCCGCTTTTGCAATAAGTAGTTGGTCTGATGTATTTTTAATTCCTACTGCAACCTT